GCCAGAGGTATTTCATAATGTTACCCTGCAGGTAGTACCTGAACCCTTTGTCAGTGGCAGCAGAGATAGCATGAATACACTCAATGCCTGTCTGATTGTAGTGTGGTGGGCTGTTGACCATATCAAGTACGTTACCACTGTAGGCTTCCTTACCAGCTTGTTCTTTTTCCCTCATTACCTTCATATAATCCTCGTGTCTACTCATGCTGAACCCCCTGTCTTAGTATTAAAGTTAAGGTGTATTACGTTACCATCATAGGTTTTCTCTACACCCATTTCTTCTTCTAACTCTACAGTAATATCTAACTCGTTGTCAATAACTTCTAGTACATAATCGTGGACTATATCACGTATTTCTTTTGACTCTTCCATGATAGGTACGGTAGCACACATCATCTTACAGAAGTGCATTACCTGCCCATAGTCATCATCATCCATTTGGTTCTCAGGAAAGGCCATGATGGATATATCAATCTCGCCACTCCACTTACCGTCATCGTCAGCGTAAGGCCGTAGGCGTATAACAAAGTCTTCATCTTCTATTTGTTTCTTTAGCTGTTCCATATCCATGTACTATCTCCTTTTTACTTTTGAACCCTTGAACTTTATAAAGGGGGGATGTTTGTTCTTGCCTTTCTCTTTTAGCCAGTCTTCGGGAATGATACGGTCATAGTATCTGAACCCATGCTTGATACACCAGTCAGCGTAGGAAGACTTCGCCCCCTTACTAAGCTTGGCTCTACTATTAGTGAACACAAACCTGATGTCAAGCTTGGGATGCTGCTTCTTGATAGCGACATGCTTTCGCCTATCTGCCGCAAGGAACCTTCCCTTAGTCTCAATAATGATACCGTTGTATAGTATAAAGTCTGGTGTATAGGTGCGGTAGGCTAGGTCTTCCCATTCTATCTTGATGTTCTCGTAGTCATACTTGACCTTGTGTTCATCAAGATACAGGGATAGCTGATGTTCTAGCCCACTGCGATACCCATACTTAATAGCCATACGTCTTGCCTTATGCAGCAATTACATCTCCTATGTATGAGATGATAGGTGGATTCTTTGCCTGTGACATAACGGCAGGTCTCTCTGTTAGAGTAGGCCAACAATCAAAACGATAGTTGCAAAACCTACACCCATCATTAAGTACTTTGTTACCTGTCTCCTTGCCTCTAAACTTCTCTGGTACTGGTTTAAAACACTTTTCAAATCTGTTCTCCTTTACTGTTGCTACAGTATCCTCAATCTTTTTAATCTCTACATCAAGGTCTAGTCCTGTAGCTGGTACATACTTGAACGCACCGTTAGCTTTGTTGACTACCCACCAGCCACCGACCTTCTTGCCGGATGCCTTTGCGTAGCCAGCTAACTGGCCTACGTATCCAAACCCATCGCCACTGGCAAGGGTATCGTAGGATTCAAATTTGTTTCTATATGACCAGTCGGAAGCTGATTTAATATCATCGACAGCATCATTAATGACAATATCATATGAGCCGCGAATGCTATCGTCACCAACGTCCAGATGAACGGTTTTACTATCTTCATATTGTACCCCCGCTTCCTTTAGCAATCCCTTGAAGACAGCTTCAACGATGTCTCCAAGCATCATGTTCATTATGAATGTGGTGGGGAAAGGCAAGGCAACTTCAGGCTTGTTCTTCTCATACCATAGCTGGCAAGTAGGTCTGCCAACATTGGACATGCGAATCCTGAAGTCACCTCTCTTAGTTCCCCCACCAAACTGACGCTTCAGTGCATCGGATATATCTGCGGCTACCTGATTGATGGTAGTCTCAGACATGGTACTGTCACCCTTGACAGCACTATCCATGTACTGATGTAACGCCAGTTCAGCAGGATGGTTCATTACGCTACCTCTTCAACGTCAATGATATCGTTGATGTCCAACTCATCCAACTCATCACCATCACTATCCCCTGCTTTCTCTGCATAGGCATTGATGATGTACTCGTTGTAGTTCTGCACCCATGACATGAAGTCAGCAAAGAGGTCTTGGTCTTTCTGCTGTAGTTCAACTGTCTTGGTAGTATCCATACCAGTCAGAGGTAGGTAGAAGCTATTGCCATTAGGCAGCTTACGCTCCTCAGTAGTAAGGTCTACCGTATGCTGGACAGGTAGACGCTTCATCTTAGCCAGCTTTGTGAACACGCCACCAACTGTCTTGAATGCGTCACGGTTCTCTACTTCCCAAATGAATGGGGTAGATTCCAACTCAACAGGATTACCGTTGACATCTTTAGGATTAATCAACTCGACATTGCCAAGCACTACTCGTACACGCTTGATTGACTTGATTAACTCTTTGGTAGCTTCAGGCAGTGAAGCATAGTCTTCAATCCAGCCAGCAGGTTTGCCACAGTTGTAGCCACCATCGTTATCCTTCAAGTCCATGTTAAGGGTATCAGCCATAACAGTCTTAACGTAACGATTAGGTTTGCCAGCACTACCCATGACAAACTTCTTGTACATGAAGCGTTGCATGAATGGACGGACAATAGCAGACTCAGCGTAGTAGGTAGGGCCATCTGGAATCTCCAGCTTGTATGTACCTGCCTTGACTAAGATGCTCTCTGCACCAAGAATAGCAGAGTGGTTGATGCGTAACCTAGCAAGGAACATGCCCTGCTTCTTGGTGGTTGCTGCTTCATTTGCCATGCCCATAGCTTTAGCCATCTCAGCATAGTTGTTCGTATCAATTGTTGTAAGTTCAGTCATATAATTAACTCCTTTTCAGTTGTGGAATGCATAGTTATATCAGGTTACGTCCTTGGTGTCAAGCCAATTCGGGCCTATCTTTGCCTCTAATAATAGAGGTACGTTGAAGTCAACTCCCCACCGTAAAGTGATGAGTTCAGGTAGTGCATCATTAGTAGCAGCTATGACATTGATAACCTGCGCTTCTTCGTCAGGGTGTACGTCAATAACAATACTGTCATGCACTGAGTTCACTATACATGATTGCATACCCTTTAGCAAGTCATCAATATGCAGCAATGCAATAGGTACAATGTCTGCAGTAGCGAATGATTGCACAGGGTAATTCTTAATCTGTGTAAAGTGAGAGACACGCCCTGTAGATTTACGTACCACATCAGGAAACGCAAACTCTCTGCCACTAGGCGTGGTTATCTTTTGTGTGTTCACAGCTTCTTTAGCCAGTCGGGAATGCCAATCGGCAACTCCTTGGTACTTTTTGGTGAAGTGTGTGTAGTATTCTGCTTCCGCTTTTGTTCTGCCGTATCCTGTTGCGCCGTAGAGTGGGGCAAACGTATGCGCTTTCGCATCCTGTCTACTCGTAGGCTGACCAGCATCACTAATAACTTTAGCGGTGTATGAGTGTACATCAAATCCAGTAGATACTTCTTCAATTGCTACCTCGTCTTGTGATAAGTAAGCGGCAGTACGAAACTCAAGCTGCGCAAAGTCAGCTTCCATTACCTTACCACCATCAAATCGTGACACAAATACTTTCTTTACAGGGAACGTACCGCCACGTGGCATGTTCTGCATGTTAGGGTCTGCACCAGAGAAGCGACCAGTTGAAGTGCGATGCTGTAGCAACCGTACATGCAGCTTTCCGTCCTGCTTGGTGTGCATACTGATCCCCTCAACAAAGGATGACAGGTATGTATCAACTGCACTGAGCCTACGTACTTTATATAAGAAGTCTACAGCGTCAGTCATGCCACGCTGCTTGGCGGCAGACTCTAGCAACTCTAGGTTCTGCTTGCTGGTGCTGAAGCCGTTGGCACTTGCCCACTTGGATGCAGGGGGCTTGAACTTTAGCCCCGCCAAATCCATAGCAGGTACAAGCAGATAACCCCGCCCACTACAGTTCTTACAGCTTGTGGTTCTAGCAAATGGTGTTCCATCTTTCTTTACCTTTCTTATCTGGCCTGTACCATTACAGTCACGGCACTGTTCTGCTTTAGTCTTGTATATCTTTTCAGTGCCGCCAGCAATCAGGCTGCGGAAGTCTGCGTCTGCCATATAGGGGTCAATAGCATTGCCCCAATACTGCTTGTCCATAACCTTGCGGCTATAGATAACCCAAGATAATTGCTCTGGACTATTTAGATTGATAGGTGTGTCACCCATAAGTTTACGCACATGAGCTTGTAAGTCATCTGTAAGTTGACGCTTCTCATTTTCAAACTCATCACGCACTTCTTCTAGCTTAGTCAAGTCAACGGCAAAGCCTGTCTGATATATTTTAGTCAGACACTTAGCCACACGGTTAGTCAGTCGTGCTGTAGATAGCAGACCTGCATCTGCCGTAGTGTTAAGGCGATACCATAGCTTGTCAGCAAGCTGCTGAGTAGCATGAAGGTCAGCGGATAGATACTCACACAACTCGTTGTATGGTATGTCTCGTGTACTGTAGCCCTTCTTGAAGTACTCCTTCAGAGTATCCTGCTTCTTCGTATCTAACTCATAGCGTTCTGCACAAGCCTCAAGTGATAATGGTTCTTTGACACCACGCTGCAAGATATACTCGACAAGCATAGTATCAAACACTGCACCATCATACTTGAAGCCTGACTCCCATAGCCATAGCAAATCATGTGCCACGTTGTGACATATGAGTACTGTAGCTTGATCAAGGAACCATTGTACACGCTCATGGTAATCGGGTTGATTAGGCACGTCAGCATGGTCAAAAGGGAAATGCTGCTCGTGTCCTTGGTCAGTCAGTACACCAACCATAGTCAATGAATTGTTAGGCTCAAAGGGGTCAAGGTGCATCTTACCACCACGGTGCGTTACCGTGTTCTCTACATCAAGTGTTAGTTTCATATCTATCCATCCTTACTTTTCCTGTCAGGGTTAGTGGAATCTGGTAGAACATTTCACCAGAAGCTATATACTTATTCGGTACTTCTACTGGTGTCAAGTCTTTAACATCTTCGGACTTAAACATAAGAGCATTTGATAACTCTTTATTCCACACAAAGAACAATGTGGGTGCGTTGAAGAACTTTGACTTACGTTCTGGTAGTTGCAATGTGTCATAGGGAAACACCGCACCACTCCAAACAGTCTTGACCTCACACTCTACATAGAACTTACCCTTGCTACCTTCAGCAATCAAGTCTTGCCCATACGTGTTAGGGTTTTCCCATATCTCGTAGCCTTTGATCTGCATATATTCCATAGTACGAACACGTGCAGGTTTGTCATGCTTACCATGCAGGGCTTCATTGAATTGTTTCCTCATCCCTCATACCTCGCAGTCTGGTAGTTAAGGTCTACGTTCACCATACCGTGCCAGCCATTAAGCTTGTTCTTTACGATGTTGATGTGTCGCAGTGGGCTATCTTCCTCTTGGCCTTCTACACTAGGTGACTTGCCAATCAGTATCATCAAGTCGGCTTCAGCAGCCTTACCTGTACGTGAGCCTTCCATCATAGATTGATTAAGCTGTGACCTACCCTCTGCCTCTGCAGATAACTGTGACATATAAAACACGGCACAGTCGTAGGTCTTGGCAATCTGCCTAGCGTAGATAGCGCAAGCCTTCAACGCCTCATCTGGTCTGGCATAGTTACCTGCCACACCAAACTTATCACCCATGTCTAGTACTAGAATGTCGGGCTTGAATGATTTACATACAGACTCAACCCAAGCCATGTCTCTACCACCTGCATCTTTAATCTTGATGTTATTCATCACAGGTTCATACATTAGCTTGGCTTTAGCCATGTCATCTCGCACCTCTCGTGCTGTCATTCCCGCCGCCGCTGTCAAGTATCTAGCACCGACACGGTGAGTAGGCTCTTCGTTACATAGGATAATACACCTAGCACCTTGTGAAGCAAACCCACCCGGCGCAGCAATCAAGCTGGCATGGAAGGATGTCTTACCAGTATTAGGTCTAGCACCTACTTCGATAAGCTGACCACCACTAACGCCCTCAATCTTGCGGGTCATTGATGGTATGTTGAATGCCCACTTAGCTTCCAACTCAGCCTTTGCCATAAGAGTTTCGATACTGATGTCATCCCACTCAATATTAAGGTTAGGGATAAAGTCATCACCATATCTCTCAAGCAAGTTGCGTAATGCTTCCAGTGTGGCAGCATCACCGTTGACCATATCGAATCCGATATTCGCAACGTCTTCTCCAATCACCTGCTGGAATAGTTTAGACAGCACCTCTTGTGCTATGTCACTACCCATAGGCTGCTCACGCTTAATCTGCCCAAACAGGCTAGAGTAAGACGCTTTCTGTGCCGTAGTCAGAGTAGGGTTGTTAGACATAAACAATGCCTCAATCTCATCTGGCAATACGGTACGTTCATACTTGTCCATAGCAGTGTCGATAGCTTTCTTAATCTTTCGCACATCACTACTGAACAAACGATCAGGACATTTGGAACCACGATGATCATCGTAGAAACCTTTATCCATTAAACTTCTAATCAGTGATAATTCCATTTAGCTTCTCCATATCTTCGGGGTTACGATATTTCAAGTCATCAGTCAATCTAAGAACACGAACATCGTTCACGTGTCCTCGTAGTTCCTTCGCCATTTCTAACGTCTTCGGTAGAGCATCGGGGTCTAACGCTATTATGGCTGTTGAGAACTGTGCAAGATACCCTTTATGCGCCTCTTGCAATGATGTGCCTAGAAGCGCAACCCCGACAAAGGATTTGCCACCAACCACGGCTGCACTCACACAGTCCTCAACAACTACTGCGACTTTACCACACCCTACGGCATAAGGCAAGCCACTTTTTCCATATCGTTTCCATTTAGGTAGACGATGACCAGACAATGATCTGCCTGTACCATCTACCATCTTACCTTGGTGCATGACAGGAAATACCACACGGCTTTCCTTTACATCATACAACAAACCTAATTCATCTATGTCTAATCCCCACGTATCACACCACCTGTTCATGTATACATTCTCACGATGGGGTATGATGTATGTAGGCAATTCAAATGGTGTAGCTTCTGCAAACTGTTGGGCATTACCCAAGCCGGAACGTATATCATCTACTGTCATGTGGACACGAGTCCCACCCTTGACACCGCAAGACATACGATAGCAGTTCCACAGTAGACTACCCATGTTATTAGTCACAGTAAAGGTACGCTTGCCACAGTTAGGACAGGCCATTCTCTTTGTGTGACCATTAGGTATATCTAAATCACTTACTATATTATATATGTTCATAACTATATCACTTTCTCTGCGGCAGTTAAGTGCTTTTACCATATGCTTTACGAGTTGTCAATGCATTATTTGCAGAGGCATACGTATTTTTCATGTATGGTTTAACCGACTGTGGATTACTATGTCCTGTAACCGACATGATTTGTCCCATAGATACACCTGCCTCAACCATTTGTGTAGTACCAGTGCGGCGCAAGTCCATTAGTCGTAGCTCTTCAGACAGCCCAGCTTCACGCATGACAGCCCTTCCAGCTTTAGACAGCCTCTCCATGCTGTAAGGCTGATACTCGCCGCCTACGGGCATTGTACGAGGAACAACGTACTGTTGAAAGCCAAAGTCCTGCTCCTGATGTATCAGCATATCATATAGGTCATCCTCAATAGGCAATGTTACCTGTGACCTACGCTTGGACTGCTCAAGGGATAGCTTTCTATTGGCAAAGTCAAAGTTATTCCAAGTCAACAGACGCATATCGCCTAGTCGCTGACACCAGTCATATGCCATGTGTACTATCAAGCCAATGCTGCGCCAATGAAACTCACTGTATGCAGTGTCAAGGAATTGACGCACATCTTCTTCTGTCCACACAACCTTACGTTGTGGTGGTGTCTTGCGCCTAACACTGGCAAAGGGGTTGATCTGTGCATACTCCATGTCAATAGCATAACGAAACACAATAGATGACACAGTGCAGATGTGGTTGGCGAAGCTGATGCCCCGCACAACCCACTCTTCATAAGCGTGTTTAGCTTGCTTGCTAGACAGCTTGTCAAAGTTTACATCTCCAAAACTGTCACACATTACACCAAGAAAGTATTGATAGTCCTTCTTAGTTCTGTCTCGTAACATACTGAAATCATTGGATGTATAGTACTTGTCAACTAGTTGCTGCACAGTCTTCATGCTGCAATCAACTCATTGAACTGCTTGCTTTCAATCCACTGTGCTACCTTGGCCTCACGCTGAAACATATTGACAGCCTGTGTATCGCCAGCAGTATTACGCAGCTTGAAACCATTACGCTCATCAGCATAGCTTGCATAGTTAGTGAAGGCAGAGTACAACGCCCAAGCATTGTGGCCTCTGGTGTTAGCTTCTTGCTCATACAAGCGCAGCATCTTGTCTGCTGTCTTGTCAGACTTGAGCAAGGATTCAAGCATAGGCTTGACATCACCAAAGAAGATAGGCTTGTTAGCCCAGCCCTGCAGTCTTTCAGACTGT